TAAGCCAATGAATCTTTAGAGGCTTCGCGGAAGTTTACGATAGACTTTTGGTCGGCTAAACGGCCAGCCAAACGGTTTGCATTACGCATCTGGTCGATACGAACTGTGATGTCTGAACTAGAAAGTGCTTCTTCGTTGCCTTCTAGAGTGTAGTCACCTACAACACCGTCTCCAGACAAGTCAGCTAGCAAAGTTAAAACAGCGCGTGCGCCCTTTTCACTTTTAGTTAAGTCAGTAATGCGCTGAACCATGGCGTTAGAGCCAGAACCAGCGAATTGGTTAATGAAGGATGCGTTACGGGCAGCGTGCCAGAAGTCGCGAGACCATACGGTCTTTTGCTCTGAAGTTAGAGCGGCAAAGTTAGTTAATGCCATGAGAAAATCACCTATAAAAAAATTAAATAAAATATAAGCATTGCTTATAAACGGTCGCCATTAATCAGGCAGGGGCGACAACCACTGCATGCTGTTGGACGTGTCGTGCCCGAACGAAATAGCGACCTTTTTTAGAGGGACGAACTCATGGCCTTTTTAAGCTGGCGAATGCTGCCGTGTGTCGTACGGCCTTCGATTCAAGAGGCTTTAACAGTTGTCGTACTGTAAGACGAGCCTGTGTACCTATATTAGCACAGCTTATAAATTAAAGGAAATTGATGATCTATTAAAAGACATCATTCGCCCGCAATAATCTATTAAAAGACATCATCTACTATAATGGGGGTGTGCTCTCCCACAAAAGCCCCCTCAATATTAAATGCCATGAACTCTCTAGCTTCATGCATACCCATACCCCGATCAACGAGGTTTTGCAGTATTTTCATGGTGGAATACACAACTACTGGGACTGCCTCCCTTTCAGCCATCCCAATAATTGCATCGTCGAGACCATCCATGAAAAGAAGTCCAGGGAACTCCAATTCGAACGCTGCTTCTATTTCCTCGCGCATTAGCCAAAGTCCCCACGTAACCGTTTCATTTGGGCATCAGATAGTTTGTCAAAGTCAGCGTCCGTCATGGTGCTAATGTCGACGACATCGTTACCGCGCGTTGCCGCACTTTCGCCAGCCAATTTTGCAGGTTGTTTATTAGCAGCTTCTAGCTTTTGCTTCACATCCGTTGTGCGCTTTTTAGCTGTCGGCTTTGACTCAACTGCTTTTGGCTGTAACAACTCAGGCATGCTCGACGCTAATGTCATACGAACTGCTTTACGCAGCGCGTCAGCTTGTGCCATACCTCTTTCTGCATACATCCCCATGAGCTCATTAGCATCTGCGATCATATCTGCGTCAGCTTGTTCGCTATTGGAATCCAGCACTGGGTATGAAGTCACCATGTCAGAAACGGCAACATCAAGATCTAACTGCTGCTTAGTTACATTCGTTGTGTTGTGAATGTCCTTGCGCAATTCTTTAGCCATTGAATCTCGTTCTGCACTGCGGATTTCTTTACGCACTTTTTGTGCTTTATCCGTCTCACCATCGAGAACTGCATCCATGTATTCAGCTTCTTTACCATCGAAATCAAACTCTGGCTCTGGAGCTTCTTCAGGTTTTGAACGTTCTTCAAGCTTAGCAAGGCGATCTTCAAGCTGCCGTCTACGAGCGATCTCTTCGTCCATGCGCGACTTGGGCACCATGTGCGACTTCTCATCCGATTTAGCGGCTACTTCTTCGACTTCTTCTGCTTCTTCTTCGACTTCCTCGCCTTCTAGTCCAGCTTCGTCACCCTCTAGCTCAGATTCAACTTCTTCTTCGCCCTCGGCTGCTTCGGCTTCCTCTTCGGGCGCTTCCTCTTCGGCTTCTGCTTCATCAGCGACCTCAACTAAATGCGCGATAGCGGCATCTGTTGGATCAACTTCTTCTTCAGGAATATCGCCGCGATCTAAACTACTAGCGTCAAATTCTTCGCGACCATCTCCACCTGCGAACTCGTCAAAGTTATTATCTTCAATACTGTCATCGTGCTCTAAATTGGCACTTATTTTTGATTTAGGCATTAGGGCCTCCGTTGGTTTAAATAAAACTACTTGGGTAATACATTTCCATCAGGGTTAGCGGGCTTTTGCCCTTGGGCACCAAGCCGCATTACTTCTGCGGCAATCTTGGTAGTTGCTTGGGTTTCTGATGTTTGCTGTTTTTGAGTTGCGGACAACTCAGCCAGTTGCATACGCACATCCAATTCTTGGCGCTTCAGAGCCATGCGTGCTTCTAGTTCAGCCATCTCCTTCTCAGGCTGCGTATCTATATCGTTTGCTTTTGCTGCAGCAAGTTGTGCTTGGGCTTGCAAATGAGCCGCTTCTGATTGGAGCTTTTGCATCTCTAACTTCACCTGTTCCATCTGGATCTGCTGTTGCATCTGAGCGGCTTCTTGCTGCTCTGGCGATTGTTCAACACCTGTAATCATGCGGATACGCTTAGCAAGCTCAGCCTTACGCTGCAGATGTGAATACTCAATAATGGCATCGTCAGGAATGGCAATGCCTACTTGGCGTAGCTGCAATGCTTCTGCAAACTGCGACTCATCGAACGTGTCACGGGCTGGCATAGAAGACACAACAACGTCGTATTCACCTAACGTCATGTCATTAACAACTTCGCCTTCGGGGGTCATTTGGTTTAGTACCAACTCTTCCCGAGGTTTCATTGGGTCATCGTCGTTAGTAATCTGAATCACGCGCTCTTCGGTATAGAACGATTGGATAAGGCACATGATGTTTTTAGCAACAAACACTCGCGACCGAGCGAGGTTATCTAAAGGAACCTGGATCTGAATCTGACCACGATTCTGCTTCGCCTGAATGGCAACACCTGACACCTCTGCACTGTCCTGACCAAGCATCGCGTCAGATACACCCGAGATCTCTTTTATGTTGTTGGCTGCTTTTTGGCCAATGCGATCGAGACCCGTTGGGATCTGGTTTGGTTGGATCTTTGCTGGAGCAGCTGACCCACGGTTGTATTCCAATACTAGACCTGTCTGAGCGCCACGTTCTTGGAGATCATCCGATGTCATACCATTTAAGGAGCCCGTCTCAACAACCCAACCACTGTTAGCAGTCGTGTTCACAATATGCAGTTCTTGTGAAGAGATCTTATTCAATTGCTCTTGAGGCGAGAGAAGGTTACGAACCATACCAAACGGTTTACCACGCCTGAAATACGGGAAGTAAGGTACGATCGTAAAGTCTTTGTACGGTGACCAATCATCGTGCAACACGACTTGGTCCGCAGTAATGGTCCAACGTACCTTCTTAACTAGCTTTTTGAGCATGCCAAGGCCGTACTCTTTAGCAAACATCTCAGTGCGCTCTTCGTCCCAGGATTCTGGAACTATGCGCATGTCCTTTGTTTTAGGGTCAACAAAGTGTGGAGTTAGTGTTAGTTTTCTATGCTGCCTTTCAACAACCCGAATGGCACGAACACTGTGCTTGTCATCAATGTTTCCACCATTAAGGATGGCTTCCTCAACATCACCATATGTCGTATCGCGCATCTCCACCAAGTCCATTGAATCACGGCCTAAGTGCTCGCCGTTTTCAGCAATAATACGCAAGCGATCTGCTTTCTCTTGGCCATACTGTTGCTCAATGTCATCGACGCTTAGCCACTTGGTCTTTATGACTTCGTTCCATGTGGTGGGGTCGTAATCTTTAGCATCTGGATCAGGCAGAATATCTAATGGGTCTTCTGCTGTGATCTGCACCTCACCCTCAATGTGGTCGTCGAAATTCATACGGATGTCGAAGTAACCACGATCTTGGATGATGCCGTCAGCGAACACCTGACTCTCTAAATAGTCGTATTGGTTGTTGTCACTGATCTGCATGTAGAGTTTGGTGAGCACCGCAGCGACTTCATCTGAGGAGTTACGTCGAGGCTTAAACAATACGTCCGCACGTTTAGAGGACTGCTCCCCCAGTATGGTGTTGACGGTGCTCAAAATGGTATTGATGGTCAGGTGTGGGCGACCCTCTGAATCTAATGCGTCAATGTCTGTTTGTTCCCACTGCTCACCACGATAATAACGATCACACTTAATCGCTGTCTTTATGTAGTCAGTGTGGCCCGCGTCTCTAGCCCGCGTATAGCGAGCCCAGTTATTATCTACGATCTTAGTCTCTTCTAGAGGATCGACCTTCTTTGACTTCTTGTACGCCATAGCTATGCACTCATCGCTGATTTACTGCGGTTAGGGGCCATGAGACCGGGGAGCTTATCTCTCCAAGACTCTTCAATTATTCTTTGGTCTACAACGGTGGACATCTCGGACATCATTAATCCGATCCAAGCTAAACTGTCGACTTGGTCATCGTGCACACCATTAGGGAATCGCAACATCTCTGCCATTAATCCTGCATTCCACAGTTGGAACTTGGGGAAAAACACCATACCTTGTTGCATACGGCCCTGAATCGCACGGGCTCGAGCTTCTTTATCTCTGCGCCCCGTTTTCAGTTCCATCAAATACATTTCGTACAGACCACGCTCGGCGATCCGCTTCTTTAAAAAAGGTCCAAGGGCCATCTCAATGTGCCCCCGCTCGATGCCAACGATCGACGGTTGATATTCCTCATACACATCGAGGATTTTCTCGACTAACTCGTAACCGTCCCATTTGCCCCGCTCGACGTGCATGACATACATCTTGTCTTCTTGGTCTACACCAACAACAACGCCCACCGAGAAATCGTTACGATCTGCTTTACCGATCGCAAGGTCCCATGCGCAATAGACTTTTAGCTTCTTATGTTCTAGAGCGTTGGTTTTGTAGTATTGGAACATTCCGATTTTGAAGTATTCACCTTCATCGGCCACGGGGTTTTGCTGATACAAAGCGGACCAATCACGGGGTCCTACAGCCTTCTGTATGCGCATCAATGCTTCAGAGCCATAACGGGCTGGATGCAACGGTTCGTGCTTCTTACGGTACTTCTCGTCTTCCTCAGCGATGGCTGGGTACTTGATCACTTCCCAGGAGTCACCGCCGTCTTTCTCTTGCTCCAATAACCAGCCTGCTAGGTCGTCATCGTGCCAACGAGTTAGGATAACGAGGATGCCACCGCCCGGCGCGAGACGCGTATAGGCCGTTGAGGTATACCAATCCTTTGCCGTTTGGCGAGCGGTCTCAGATTCAGCTTGCTCACGGTTTTTTACAGGATCATCAATTACTAATATATGAGCGCCTTTACCGGTGATCGGTCCGCCCACGCCCGCTGCGACATAACCACCACCTTTGGTCGTTAGCCACTGCTCAGCGCCCTGCGATTCGGGATCTAATCGGGTTTCAAACAAGGACTGATACTGCTGATCACGCAAAAAGCCACGTACTTTGCGCGAGAATCCCATGGCCAACGAGCCAGAGTAGGAACACGCAATAAATTCGTGGTCTGGATAACGCCCAAGGTGCCATGCGGGGAAGGTTTTAGAGGCTAATTCACTCTTACCGTGGCGCGGTGGCATAAATAGCATTAATCGGGGGGATTTTTTAGCGTCAACATCTGCTGAAAATTTTTCTAGGCGCAGACAAATGTCTTTATGCACCCATCCTGGTATGTAGTTGTCGTTGAACCGCTGTACAAAGGGCAATAGGTGTCTCCGAGCCAGCTCACGCTTCGCTAGTTCTGCCTGTGCAGCCATCTTAGGGTCGAAAATACCATTCTCGTCTGTAAAATCTGGCTGTTTTCCCAAGTCTTGTTTTTCCAACGTGTCTCGTTCCGATTGTCTCAAACGTTTGTTGTGCAAAAGCTTGCCTTTGTGGGCGAGTTGGGCTTTTTGCTCTTCTTCTTTCTCTTTCAAATACTGCTTATGGCGCTTTGGGTCAGCGATAATTGCTTCAAACGCACGGCGCTCACCGAAATTCTTACACTTTGAGCAAACGGTCGGCGCGCTATGGGCATCGAACAACGTGTGTGGTCTATCCTCGTTGCAAAAAGAGCACTTCTTAGTGTCCCTCTTTTCCATTGCTAGCCTCCACTTCTTCAAATACACCGTCGATCGTTGAATCAGGGTTAAAGTGTGTGTCACCCAGCCCTGCTAGCTTGAGTAAATCTGCATCTGTTGCGGCTTCTATGTGCCGCTCAGAATTTATATTCACGCTAATCGTCTGTATCTTTTGTGGCTCGTAGAGGCCATGCATTTTTGCAATCTCTCTAAGTGCTGCGACTTCTTCTGTTGAGCTACCACTCTTTCTGTGGGCCTCAAAAAATAATTTAGTAATACTTTCCCGAGTGACCGCAATGCGATCGAACTCTTTCTCTCGGAAGTAGGTCAACGTGCGTTGTATCACTGCGTTGTTCACCAACTTGGATGAATTAGCCTGTGAATACCCTGCCTGTTTACCTGCCTCAGTGGTTGAATACCCTAGCAAGTAGTACCTAACAAACTGCTCTTGCTGTTTGGTCAACTTCGGCAGCACTTTATGCCCTTCTTCAAAGGCATCTTCTGCAATTTCCATACTCTAACGGCCTATAAGCATCACTTCGGTCTAACGCCGAATTTATGTTGAAACAACTGCCAAGCGAAATACTCTACGTCTTCGTCTCGAGCAACATTTCTGCAGTAGTTGTACATCGTACAAACCACTCGCGTATTCTCGGGCGTGTAGCCCTTGTCGTTATCAATGCGATCAAGGCTTGGAGAAAATGGGTGCCTTGTGAATCGCTTGTCTTTGTCATAAACAAAACTTATACCGGTCATTGCGCAGCTGTGGTCTTGTGTTTCAAATCTGTCAAGCAACCACTCGACGGTTAAGGTGAACTCCAACGATTTTTTAATCGCTCTTTTCCGAGCACTACTGAACATCTGTTTAGGTCTGCCGGTGGCGCTGTAATAGCGTCGCTGCTGACTGAGGTTCTTCTGTATTCTGCGCTCTATAGGTTCCACACAACGACC